CGCCATGAAGGACTTTCTACGCGCTTTGTCTGCGTCAGATTCACCTTCTTTCTTTGGTGAACCACTTACGCCTTGTTGACCAAAACGAATTGTTTTAATTGTGTCGCCTACTTTGGCAACAACAACATGGGATTTGGTTGGATGGCTTGGTGTGCGTTTTGGCTTGTTGAAGCCTTCTACGCCAGCCCTTGCAAGTCTTGAGTCTTTTGCTTTTGGCATAGGTCACCAGCAGGTTGGTTAAAGTTAACGCACTCCCGACTACTTAACAGGAGTGCGCCATCTTTATAGCGTTACTATACTCCAAACCCCTGACCGGACATCATCGGGTTGAAACATGCGTAAGCAGGCAGAAGGTCGAAACGAATCTTCTGGCTGTTAGCATCACCTGATGAGTACTTGCTGATGCGTATGCTCATACCGTCAGAGGTCGTTGCAACAGTATCAGTCGAGTAGAGCTTAGGCAGCTTAACAGTTCCCATGCCAAATGCTTGCTTGGCGTAGAACAGGTTGGGCTGGTACAGAGTTGCTGTGGCAGACACGATTGTAATCACAGCGCCGTTTGCAGGAGCAGCAGTTACAGTGTTGTATTGACCGTTAGCCTCGTAGATTGCAGGGCCAGCAACTACCAGTGTGCCTTCGCCTGATGCACCCAGAGTCACATCAGCAGTCACAACACCAGTCCACGCAATGTTTGCGCCTGTTGCACTAACCATCGCTTGACGGGTAGAGCAGTTCAGACGGTTAACGTTAGCAATGGTTACAAGTTCGCCAGCCTTCACAACCATGTTGGCTTGAAACGCAGTGACCGCCAGAGACTGGGTCATTGTGTCCTTAGCAGTAACATAGGTTGCGTCAGGAGCAGATGACAGAGTACCAGCACGATCTGCACCAGAGCTTGATGTGAAGCTCGCCATTGTGGTTGCGCTCAATGCTCGCAGGCCACCAAAGTTAGTGCTGATCTGGGCATTTTCCCACGCTGTACGAATCAGGCTATCAACAGAGTTGAGACCTGACTGTGCAGAGGCCAAGGCCGCTGTGGTGAACGGGTTCATCAGGTAGTAGCGGTCAGTGCTGGGGTCAACGCCAATCGCGTCCAGAGTCGCACCAGCGCCAGCCACATCAGACCACGCATCTACAGCAGTACCGTGAGTACCGTAGCGCAGGGAAGAGTTTTTCAGCATGAAGGATGCGAAGTCCAGTTCGAGGTCGGTTACGATACGCCGAGCCATCGGAGCAAGGATGTCTTCGAGCTGGTCTAGTTGCAGAGCCTCTTCCACGTTGCCCCATTCGGTAGCAGCAGTGAAGTAGTTCTGTACAGTACCAGTTGCCTTACCGGCAATGATCTCGCTCTTGGTAGACGAAGAGATGTCACCGCCAGAGGTGCGGATGGTCTTGTAGTCATGGGGACGCTTGAAGTCCACAGTGCTACCAGATGACGGGTTGAACTTGTCAGCCAGAAGCTGAGTGTCAACAGTCTTTGTGATTACCCGTGAGTTCTCAAAAGCATCAAGGAACACACGGGCAACTTTACGGGTTACGTTACTGCTTAAATTATTAGCCATTTTCTCACCTATTCAAATGTTGCCCCCTTCGGCCCTTTCGGTTTGACCTGTACGCCTGATGGCTGAGGTCTACGGATTGGATCAGGAGCGTTAGTAAACTTTGGTTTAAGGGCAGCAGCCTTCGACTTAATCTCGGTAGCAATTATGACCGCAGCCCTGGTTGGATGCATTTGTCGCAGACTGTCCAAAAGACCTATGTTCTGCGAAAGATACTTGGTGATCAGTGGGCCGTGATCATCCTCTAGGATGTACTGCACCAATGAGTCCTCAATTCCAAACTGACCTACAATCGATCCTGCTGCCTGAAGTTCCTCGGCTTTGACTCCAAGGGTTTTAGCCCTCTGAGCGTAGCTTTGTACCTTCTCGACCAACACCTCTTGCTGCTTTTGTGCTGCCTCCTGAGCTATTTGCATCTGCTGGTTTTGCAACATTTGCATACGCATATCATAGGCAGCAGCGGATATCAGTGCCTGCTCTCTGTGCATGATCTGCCGCTTGTACTCTTCGTCAGAGACAGCAAACGGGTCAGGCAGAGCCGGTACTTGTGGCCGCGACTGAGTTACAGGACGCTCAATTTCTTCTAGGCGCTTTCGCAGTTGTTCCGCTTCTCGCTCCATCTCTCGGAGCTTAAACGTCTTCTTGCCAAT